CGTAACCTTAATGGAGAAAAAAATGAAATTTATGTTGATTTCAATGATGTTAGCAAACCCAATGGTTTATGCTAACGAAAAAACCTGTAATATTGCAGCTGATGCATTAAAAAATGTCGATATAGAAGCAGTATGTATTCCAGCAGGCGAACAAGCAAAAAATCCAGGAGATGCAATGCTAGAAGGTTTTATGAAGCTTATTGATCGGATGGAAAAAATGCATAACCAAAGTATATCAAAATGAATTCTACTTTACTAGGATTACAATTTGATACTAGCAAGTATCATAAAGGTATACAACTTGTCTTAGACTTTAAAAAGTATGAGTTGAGTGTTGTAAAACATGACGGAAGTTATGGTGGTACTCAAGGTTTGTTTGAAATTATGGTGCGTGATGAAAGTGGAGGAGTCGAACTTCCTGGTATCACAGAACCAGGTGATACTGTTAAAGGCTGGTTGACCTTAGAAGATGTAAGTGTTATTTGTAAAAAGTTGATGTCAATCACAGGCGTTGAACCAGTTAAGGTTGCTATCTAGTACCATAAATACAGTAAGAAGGATTACTGTATGCCTAGATTAAGTTTATATCGCCCAAATCGACAAAACGATTACAAGTTTATTGACCGCACTGTTATGGAAATGTATCAGGTTGGCGGTGTTGATATGTTTGTACACAAATACCTTGGCCCTCAAGTTACTGGTGATGACAGTTCAAGTGTGAGCGGTGGCACACAGGATGCAACACAACCAGCCTATAGTACCGAATCACCTTTGTTCATTGAAGATTTATTTTTGCTGGAAAACAGAGATCGCAAGTACGATGACGATGTTTATCAAATGCGAGGTGTTTACAATTCACAGGACATAGATTTTGATCTAAGTCAATTTGGATTGTTTTTAAACAACGATACACTGTTTATTACTTTCCATTATAACTTTATGATAGATACAATTGGTCGTAAACTTATGAGTGGAGATGTACTTGAATTACCAAATCTTAAAGACTATAACCCTCTTGATAGTAGTATTGCTCGAGCTATACCTAAATACTATGTAATACAAGACGCGGCGTTTGCAAGTGAAGGATTTTCACAAACATGGTTGCCACATCTATGGCGTGTAAAAGCTACACCATTAGTAAGTGCTCAAGAATACAACGACATACTTAAAAAACCATTTGCAGAAAAAAATATTTGGGATAATGGAAATTATTATCCAAAAGGCAGTACTGTTTTAAGTGGTGATACCTATTACAAAGCAATCAAAGACGTAGACCCTGGTGTTGAAATCACCGATACTACGCATTGGGAAGAATTTGAACCCACAAGCGAACGTGACACATTTGGCACAGTACAAAAAGACCTAGAGCTTAATGATGCTATTTTACAACAGGCAGAATATGAGGTTCCACTCAGTGGTTACGACTCTGTAAAATTTTACATTGTTCCAACAAACGAAGACGGTTCACCAGCAGATCCAAACAGTTACACTGTTGATAATAATGGTATTACAGTTGATACAACAAATGTAGATGTTGATGGACAACCACAATCTCCAAGAGCAAACGGTTACACACTGGGTTATCTAACCGGCGATGGCTTAGCACCAAATGGATTACCAGTTACACCAGGTATTAGTTTTCCAAGCAACCCACAAGAAGGCGACTTTGCACTACGATTAGACTATTATCCAAACAGACTTTTTCGCTATAGTGGTACACGATGGATTAAGTACGAGGACGATGTGAGAACCAATTTGACACCAGGCGATATTACAAAGACAGTTACAGGATACGGAAACGTAACTTCACAAACACAAAGAAGTAGTTTTGTAAACAATACAAACCAAACTGCTACTGAAGATCGTGGTAATATTCCAGAGCGTCAATCATTGAGTAAGTTGCTTAAACCACAGGCTGATAACTAATGCAACAATTTTTTTATGACGAACAAATACGTCGATTTCTACTGCAAGTTACCAGGGTATTTTCAAACTTTCAAGTAGAATACGGTTATGAAACTGACAATCCTCAAAAGAAAGCCTTATATAGAGTTCCGGTTCGTTACGGTGATGCAACAAGACAAGCTCAAACAATACTGCAACAAAATAGTGCCAACAGTTTACCCAGCACACCTCTTATGACATTTCATGTAACAAACCTAAACTACGCAAGAGATAGAATACAGGAACCATACTTTGTTGAAAAACAAAATGTAAGACAACGTTATTGGGACACAGAAAGCGAATCCTATGAAACAACACAAGGAACAGCTTTTACAATAGAAAAGCTAATGCCTGTTCCTTATGATTTAGAAATCAATGTTGATATATGGACATCAAATACCAATCAAAAATTACAAATACTTGAACAAATACTGACACTTTTTAATCCAGGATTGGAAATTCAAAGCACAGATAACTTTATAGACTGGACAAGTTTAAGTGTGATGTACCTTGAACAGGTTACATGGAGTTCAAGAAATATACCTCAAGGAACTGACGATCCAATTGATATTGCAACATTGCGTTTTGTGATGCCTATATGGATAAGTCCTCCAGCAAAAGTTAAAAAACTTGGAGTTGTTGAAAAGATTATTGCTAGTGTGTACGACGGTACAGGTGATATGAATGAAGCAATATATGATAGTGATTTATTGCTAGGCACAAGACAAAAATTTACACCTTTTAATTATCAAACCCTTTTGCTTGGAAACAAACTACAGGTACTTGAACCTCAGGCAGTTGTGACTAACAATAGCGGAGTACAAGTACCAAGTGCTCCTCCAAGCAATCTACTTTGGCATACTGTAGTTGATCTATATGGAAGCCTAAGAGCTGGTATAAGTCAAGTTAGGTTAGACAATCCATATGATGATACACAGATTATTGGTACAGTAGCATATGATCCTAGTGATGATAGATTTTTATTGTTTACTGTGGATACAGACACTATTCCACAAAATACACTTGATCCTATAAACGCCATAGTAAACCCACAGGCAAAAGGCCCTGGTACAACAAATGGTCTACCAGCGGCATCAGAAGGACAACGTTATTTGTTTATAAACGACACCGGAAGAGACAGTGTAGACGATCCTGGTTTTGCCGAAGCATGGCGTGGTACTGATGGATCAACTTTGGTTGCAAATACAAATGATATTGTACAGTATGATGGAGTACGTTGGAATATTGCATTTGACTCTAGTAACGAGAGTACGGTGCAATATGTAACAAACCTTACTACCAGTGTTCAATACCGTTGGGCAGACAATCAGTGGTTAAAAAGCTATGAAGGACTATATCCAGAAGGTGAATGGAGCATTGTTCTGTGATAAACGCAGTAGGAGTTTGGTTTTACAGTATTAAAACCAATAGATATCTTTACCTATTGAGAAATGATAGTAAGAATCCTGGTTGCTGGGGATTGCCTGGAGGCAAAGTAGATACTGGTGAAAACTTACAAGCCACTATGAAAAGAGAGTGCGAAGAAGAAATTGGCATTTGGCCTGAAACAATTAAACTAGTTCCAATTGAAAAATTTACAAGCATTGATAATAAGTTTTCTTATCATACCTTTTTGTGTTTGATAAAACAAGAATTTACACCAATACTAAACAACGAACATCATGGATACTCTTGGATAAAATCTGGAGTTTATCCAAAACCATTACATCCAGGCTTGTGGACAACAATAAATTTCCAAGAAATCTTAGATAAAATTGAAAATATCAAACAGTTTCAAATATCGCAAAAACTAATAAAGTCAGCATAAGTCCATATTGAAAAGTTTTGGTTTTCACGCCAAATATCACTAGGTGGTATATTATCTGAAACATATACAAACTTTACACTTGCGTATTGATTTATTACACTATTCATTTCGTTAACTAGTTGTGCGTCAAATTCACTGTTGGTATTGCGACAATCAGCTCCAAGCAGAAAAATTTCTTTGTGTCCATCAAAACATGCCAGCCAGGTTGCAACTGCTATGCTTTTACCACGTGTTCCATAAGGAACCAAATAAAATTCTCCAGGATTATCAATACAGTTACGAGCATTACTATACACACTAGAGATTTTTTGATAACCTTCGTTTTGTATTTGTTCAAGAACACCCTGATCAAATTCTACGTAAAAATCGCATTGCATTTCTTGCCAGCAACCTTGAGAACCATAACTTTGCAATCTTTTTCTTCCAAGATGCCAACCAGCATGTTGTTCAATATTGTTTTTTAAATTAAACTTTCCGTGAACTTTTGTTATATATCTACTATCGCCATTGCCAATAACTGCGGCTCTTCCTGAAATATGTTGGTTTTCAATGGGATTTTCAATCCATTCACGCTCTTGATGTTTTTTACCGTTTTTAATGGTGTTACTAACAATAACAAATTCACCGTCATAGTCAGTACGATATCTTTGTAACATTATAATCTTCCTACTAGAACTTCTATTACACCTGGCTCTTCAACATCTTTGTTTTGAATTGCTTTGCCAATCACACTGCCTGTTGGTGGATTGTGCATGTCTTTGTATGCTTGTGCATGCCCTGGTTCGTCACTGCTTATCAACAAATCACCTTTGCGAACTTGCCCAACAACTTTACAAGGAACACGTCCAATTAGTGCAACATCCACTACATGTTCAGCTTCGAGTTGATCGTTCATTAGATGTGCCGGATTGGTAGAAACTACACCAGCAATTGCAGTACTTCGTGATCTGCGTGTTATAGTTATTTCTTGTTCGCCACCGAGTTCAACAACTGTGCCTGGTTCATAATCTTGATCACTGGTATATTTTTCTGCTAAGTCAGCGTATCTTGCACTTGTTGCAGTACCAGTCATTACGCCTGTTATAGTAACACCTCCACTAGTGGTATTGAGTTTTTCTGCCCCATCATAATATAGCCTAGCTTCTCCATTTGAAACAAACTGAGCCATAAAGTCTGTGCCACTATTTCCAGTTATACGAACATCACTACCATTAGTTCTAATTT